TTTCTACCTACCGGTACGTGGTCAGGAGAGTGGAACAAGTATTGAAACAACTCCAGGATTGCAGATGGATGCAATTCCAGATATAGAGTATCTACAGAATAGAATGCTTGGTTCATTGAAAATACCAAAAGCGTATTTAGGATTCTTAGAGGATACTACTGGAAAAGCTTCATTAGCATCTCAAGATTTTAGATTTGCACGAACAATTGAACGTGTACAGAAGATCGTAGTTTCAGAGTTAACTAAGATTGCAATTGTACATCTATATGCACAAGGATTCACAGATGAAGAGATAGTTGATTTTTCATTAAAATTAACACCACCTTCAACATACTACGAAAGAGAAAAGTTAGAGTTATGGACTAGTAAATCAACACTTGCGGGCGATTTAGTAGAGAAAAAGTTGTTTAGCAGATTTTGGTGCTACGAGCATATATTCAATATGCAGCCAGAACAATGGATGGAAGAACAAGAGCGCATTGCAGCAGACTCAAAAGAATTCTTCCGTCTTGAGCAGATTAAGACCGAAGGTAATGATCCAAAGAAAACTGGACAATCATTCGGTACGCCACATGACATTGCCAGCCTATACAAAGGTGATGCAGGAGTTCCAAAAGGATACGATGAAAAAGAGGTTCCGGAAGGAGGATGGCCTGGTGCTGGAAGACCGGAAGAACCTGGAACTTATGGAAAACATGAGCATCCACTAGGTTGGGATCCGGCAGGTCATAAGCAGAATCGAGCAGCTGGAAAAGTGGTGTATGAATCACAAAGCTTAGATAAATTCAAAGGATTGAAGGATTCTTTGGAAAAATCGCAAGCTGTGCGTAATACATACACTCCGGAGCAAAAAAACCACGGACTTCTTAACGAAGAAAATCTGTTAGATGAGTAATCTTTACAAATTCCGACATATTTATTACTAGGACACAAATACGATATGAAGAAATCGACACACTCGAAGATTAAGAATACCGGTATATTATTTGAGCTATTAACACGCCAAATTACTGCCGATACCTTAACTGGATCAAAAAATTCCCCAGCATTAAAAATTATCAAGGAATTCTTTGCTGCCAAAACTGTATTAGCTAAAGAGCTAGTATTGTATCAAACATTACTAAACGAGTCTTTCAAGACACACCGAAAAGCCGAAATATTACTCAACACTACCCTCAAGGTACGAAAGAGTTTGGATGAGAAAAAGCTTAACGATGCTAAATACAATCTAATAAAAGAGATTAAAAAAAACTACGATCTTAAAGAGTTCTTCAAATCAACAATTAATAACTATAAAGTATATGCTTCTGTTTATAGAGTGTTTGAAGGATCAGGCATTTCACATTTAGGAGATGTAGTGCGTAGTAGAGAAACAATCACAGAGCATATAGTAGGGCGTAAGTCGGTAACACAGACCGTAGATAGTAAGGAATACCTAAATGAGTCTGAGGAAGTGCGTATGCTAGCTTATAAATTAATGCTAGACAAGTTTAACGAAAAGTACGCTAACCTATCTGAATCGCAGCGATTAGTGTTGAAAGAGTATATCAACAATGTCAGCAACACAACAAAGCTGCGCGACTTTGTGATCAAAGAAAGTGCAAACATACAAAAACAGCTTACTAAAAAATCAAACTCAATCAAAGACCCGGTAACCAGCATTAAGTTATCAGAGGTCGTTAGTTTGCTAGATCGCAATAAGAAGATTAAAAGAGTTGAAGAGGATCATGTACAGTCTCTTTTACTGTACCACGAGCTGTTAAAAGAATTATAATGACTGCAGAAGAGATAATAGAATTAAGAGAATACGTCAGACAGAAGGCTGAGGAGATGCGGAAAGAAAACACTACCGCAAACATCGCTACCTACGATACTCCAAACGCCTTTACTGGAGACGAGGATGACGATGGAACACAAGCTGTTGACCTAACTGATCCAGAATACGCATATTCTATTAAAGGTCCAAAAAAGAGAAATCCTAAATATTCTGTAAAACTCAACGAAGCGTCATACAAGGC